ATACGAATCAGCCAGCGTACAAATTTGAGGATATAGAAGTTTCAGAAACGGATTATGATCAAATTACAAATGATTTAATTTAATGTCAAAAAGAGCACATGAATTGGTAAGACTGTTAGAAAGACTTCTTAAACAGGATCATCTCTATACTGATGAACAGTTACGAGAAATCAAATCACAGTTGAGAATTGTGAAAGAAGAAATCGTAAAGTATAACAAACAATCATCAAAAGGATTTGGAAATTATGAAACCAATTAAAGCAAAAGACCTTCTTGAATTGGATAAAAATCTTGAAGTTGTAATGCTTCAATGTTATCCAATTCCAGAGCAAGTTGTATATCAAGCAGCAAAAAATGATTACTCCGAGATTCCAATTCATCATCAACAAATTCCCTCACCGTCTAAGTGTGGAGAATGGATTGTAGAGCAACTTTTAAGCAACGACAGAGGCCACTGGGGGCCGCTAGAACACCCTTCAATTACATTTTCCGTTGCTGGGTACGTTCATAATGTAATGGTCCAGGCAAGGACGCACAGGATTGGTGTAAGCTTTGACTGTCTCGCATCTGAAAGTAAGATTACAGTAAAGGAAAATAATAAAATAAAAACTAAAACAATCTCTGAACTATATGAGTGGTATGAACAAGGTAAGATTTTACCTCTAGTAAGAAATTTAAATGAAGAACGAGGTTATTTTGAATATGCAAAAATTGGAAAAGTGTTTAAAAATAGAGAAAAAGATTTATATCTTGTTACATTAGATGATGGTAAACAATTGAAATGTTCAATGGATCATAGAATTTTCACTGATAAAGGTTGGCAAAGACTTAAGGAACTCTCTGTTGGTGATAAAGTTGCGTGTAATGGAGTGGATGTATCTTCAATTGAAGATGCTAGGCAGAAGTATACTAATCCTATTTGGCTGTCTTCTGAACTAAAATCTAAAACTCCAAAACAAATTTCTCTTGAATTAGGAGTTTCTTATCAAGTAATTAAAAAATACGCATATCAGTTTGGATTATCTTGGATTATTAAAAAAGACCACAATAAAGGAAGAACATTAGATACGTCTCACTTTACAGAAGACCAAAGAAAATTACGTAGAGAAAATGCAATTAAAAATATTTCTAAAGCTCATGAGATGAGAATTAAACATGGTCATCCAAGTAGAAAACATTCGGATAATACTGAAGATAGGGTATACAATTGGCAAAAATATAATAGAAAAAAAATTCTAGATCATCATGGGAGAATTTGCTCAAATTGTGGTACTACGACTAAATTACATTGTCATCATAAGACATCAATAAAAAAAGATATTAGCCAAGCCTATAAGATTGAAAATTATGAAGTACTATGTTCTAGTTGTCACAATAAAGAACATAAATCATTAAAAACACATTTTGTTTCAATTTCATCTATTGAGTTCTTACGAACTGATATTACATACGATATTGAAGTAGATGGAAAGTATCACAATTTTGTTTGTGATGGTATTGTTGTTCACAATTGTCAATCGCAACGTTATACTGGAAAACGAGTGCTAAAGGTTGCAAGTGGTGAAATTCCGCCTGAAGATGTTTTTTATGTTCGCCCCCCAGGCTTCTATGTTAATCGTACTGGTAAAAAATATGATTGGACTCAAAATGATTATGACAATGAAATGAAAGCCATTATTGAAGGGTGTAAACGTTATGCGGAAAAATATGAAAAGGGTATGTGTGAAGAACATATTCGGGACTATCTCCCACAGGCAATTCGTCAAAATTTTGTTGTATCTTTTAATCTTCGTTCTGTTCTGCATTTTATGGATCTGAGATCCAAGATGGATGCACAACTTGAAATTCAGGCAATGTGCGAACAACTCACAAGCCCATTGAGTATGTGGGCTCCGAATGTGTGGAAATATTATGAAGAAAAGAGACTTCATCGTGCTAAACTTAGCCCATAAATAAAATATCTTGATTTGATAACAACTATGTGTCCAATTTATCCAGTAATTAATAAAAATACCGGTGAGATTAAAGAACTCGAAATGACTATTTCCCAATGGGAAGAATGGAAGAAAGAGAATTTTAAAGATGGTTGGGATCGTGATTGGTCTCAAGGATGTGCAAGTCCTGGTGAAGTAGGTGATTGGAGAAACAAATTAATTTCTAAACATCCATCTTGGAATACTATTCTTGACCGTGCTGGGAAGATGCCAAAATCAAATGTAAAAAAACTCTAATATGGCTAGAAAAAGAAGATCAGAGCAACCAATTGGCGTGGGTCTAACAACTCGCCAAATGAAAAGAAGAAAGCCTTTAAATTATGAATATCTAATTGATATTGAAGGTATCACAGAAAATCAAAAGAAACTTTTCGAATCTTATAAAAATCAAAAACACTTGGTTGCTTATGGATGTGCAGGTACAGGAAAAACATTCTGTCTATTATACAATGCATTAAGAGAAGTCTTGGATGAAAGATCACCTTTTGAAAAAGTTTATATTGTAAGATCTTTGGTTCCTACTCGTGAAATTGGATTTCTACCTGGAACACACGAGGATAAAGCAGATATTTACCAAATTCCTTATAAGAATATGGTCAAATATATGTTTCAGATGCCATCTGACGCAGACTTTGAAATGCTCTATGGCAATCTAAAAACTCAAGAAACAATTAGTTTCTGGAGCACCTCTTTTATTCGTGGAACTACACTTGATAACTGCATCATTCTTGTTGATGAATTTTCTAACTTGAACTTTCATGAACTGGATTCAATTATTACTCGGGTAGGTGAAAATTGCAAGATTATGTTCTCCGGGGATGCCACACAATCTGATCTAGTGAAAACTAATGAAAGAAACGGCATTATTGATTTTATGCAAATTCTTCGCAAAATGTCTTCTTTTGACATCATTGAATTTGGCTTAGATGATATTGTACGTTCTGGAACGGTTAAAGAATATTTAATTGCAAAACACGCTTTAAACATGTAATAATGACAAATCCATTACTTGAAAAATTTTATGAGCTTCACCCCGAAAAGGTAGATGAAACAGGTAGATTCAAACATATTGAAATAGATCTTCCATCTCTTAAAAGGGAAACTATTAGTGGAGAAAGATATTATTTGATTCCTGAAGAAACTGAGGTAATTAAATTAATTTCAATTACCTCAATCATCAGTCATCATAATAAAGATATTTTTGTTAAGTGGAGAAAAAAGGTTGGTGATATTGAGGCCGATCGAATTACCAAAGCAGCAACAAGTCGGGGAACTGACATGCATACTTTGGTTGAGAATTATCTCTATAATCGTCCTTTACCAACTGTTCAGCCAATTTCTGAATTCCTATTCAATATAGCAAAAGTAAATTTAAATAGAATCAATAATATACACTGTCTTGAAGGTCCACTATATAGTAAACGCCTAGGTGTTGCAGGAACTACCGATTGTATTGCAGAGTATGATGGTAGTCTTTCTGTAATTGACTTTAAAACATCCAAAGAACCAAAACCCCGTCATTGGATTGATCACTATTTTGTTCAAGCAATGTTTTATGGTATGGCATATTATGAAATGACGGGAACTCCAATTAAAAAACTCGTCATTATCATGGCATGTGAGAATGGTGAGTGTAAGGTATATGAAGAGACTGATCTTACCAAGTATATGAAAATGGTCATTCAATATATCAAACAATATGTAAACGATAAACTGGAACTTATTAATCTTTAATTATGGTAGGCACATTAGAAAATCTTTTGGGACTTAAAATAGAATACATGGAACAAGAACAACAATCGGTTGAACAAGCCATAGAGAATAAATTTCTAACTCCCTCTAAATTTTCTTTAGAAATTGAAAAAATAGTAATGGAGCAGAACATCAATTACATTGATGCGATTGTACATTTTTGTGAAGAAAACAATTTTGAAATTGAATCCGTAACTAAGCTAGTATCAAAACCTCTCAAAGAAAAGTTACGTTGGGATGCAACTCGTCTAAACTACATTAAACAAACTTCGAAAGCAAAACTTTCCCTATGAGTCCATTTGAGACATATCAAACTTATCTTTCGTTAAAAAATCATTTTACAAATCCAAAATATAATTACTTTAAATATTATAGAAAAACAAGAGCAACTATTACGTCTTTTAACAAAAGAAAAGATCGATATTTCTTCGAACGTACTTCACGCAAATATTCAGATAAAGAAATAGTAGATTTTTTGTTGTCAAACTTTATTGCTGCAACTAATCCTCAAAATTTATGGATTGGGGAAATTATAAATTCTGGAGAAAGAATATACTCGGATTGGATGAAAAGGCAACAAAGTTTAACTTACTTGTTCAAGGAACAATCCGAGGAATTATTCTCAGAAATAAAATTAGAAGATGCTCTAAATTGTGCGAGAGGTCATCCTCCAGTTTTAAAGAGACTTCTAAGTGGAAGAATCTCCCCAGAAACATTCGTAATTTACAACAAGGTATTTCAATTCTTAGAAAATTTTGATAAAAAACTTCAAGACCCAGTATGGGAAACCATAAGCTTAAAAGTAAAGAAGTATGATCCATTCATAAATATCGATATCTCTAATTATAAAAAAATCTTAAGAGAAATAATCAATGAGTAACTTTTTCGATTCTGAAATCATTCAGAATGAACTCAAAGAAATTAACGAATTACAAAAACAAATCTATCAAAACGTTCTCGCATTCTCTTCGATGACAAGAGAAGACAAACTTAATCATATTGAAAAATTGTCTGATTTATTAGAAAAACAGAAGATCATGTATACCCGTCTTTCTCTATCAGACG